TTGGAGTGTACGAGCTCCGTCTTTTACTTCGAACATTATTTTTCTTTAGAAGGAGAGTCTTTAGGCTTGCTTGCTTGAGCTAGAAGCACTTTGTACATGGCAATCTGCTGAGCCTGTTCGCCAATTATACCGCGAAGCTCGCGTAAAATGTCATCAATATTTAATTCCTTGTTATCCAATTGAGTTCCTTATCTCTTCTAGTTGTCTGTATAGGTCTTGAATCAGGGAAAGCATTGGTGGAAGCATCATACGCTCGTTCCAGCTCTCAACTACATCGCTTTTGCCGTCTTCTATGTCTGCGGCTAAAGGGTAGATGTCAAAAACTTCTTCAGCTATAAATCCAGGCATCAGCTTACCATATCTACCATCTGTCTCAGCTATCGGGTAATCATCTTTATATCTAAATGCCCTGACTGGTAATGAAAGTAATTTCTGTGGATCTAGATCAGCTACCGTTTCTATATTAACCACATCTTTTTTAAACCTAATACTGGATTGGTTAGTAACAGTTAGCTCGTTACCGCCACCCGTATTTTTACGAGTGTTTGCAATATTTGTAGTTGCCGCATTTAGACCAGATAGGAAGACTCTGCCCCCGACTTCAAGCCTACCGTTAATGTACACACCATAACCAGTGAGTAGGATGTTATTAGTGGGGTGAGAGGATAAAAGCTCAACGCCAGCTTCAGAAGCTAAAAATACAATTCCACTACTACTGCCGACAATACCGTACCCGACGTCAAGCGAGTCGTTGGTACTTCCGTCGGGATTTCGGGACGCAATCATTGAAACACTAGAGCCATCAATCTCTACTGCGGGGTCACCTTGACCAGAAACTACAAGGCCCGTAGCACCAGAGTAGGTTAGGTCCCCATAAATAGCCCCCGAATAGCTGTTATAAGCATTGTAGAAAGATATATTAGACCCATTAAGGATTACTCTAGTGCCGCTAGTAGCAGTTTGAATGTTATAACCTATCAAATCACCAGCTATAAGCTTGTCCGTAGTTATGCTTCCGCTTTGAATTTTTGCAGCTGTAATTGCGTTAGCAGCAATTTTATCCGAGCTAATAGCTAAGGCTTCAATCTTGGCGGCGGTTACTGCACCTGCTTCAATTTTTCCAGCAGTGATGGCATTAGCTGCAATCTGATCTGCTCCAATAGCATTAGCTGCAATTGCATCTTGCGTAATAACGCCTGGACCAAAAACAGTGCTTGCATCTAAAGCTCCGTCTGCTAGAGCTCCAGCAGTCACGGTCTGTGGAGCAAACGGCCATACGCTTAGGGGTGAGTTTAGATTAGCAGCAATCAGGTCAGCATCAACTACAGGCAAAACTTTAGCAGTTGCTTGAAGAGAGGAGCTAGTTGCTCTATCATTTATATCAATTGCAACTAGTTTGAAGTAATAGTCAGTGTTATACTCAAGATCAGCAGCAATAAAGGATCCAGCGCCGTTTACTATAAATCCAAGCAAGGTAGAAGCACTCGGGGTAAACCCTGTAGAAGTAGAAGCGTGTACTTCTACTCTAGCTAGAACACTTAGAGGAGTCGCGTCGTTGGCGTTGTCTTTACCGTCCCAGGAGACTTTAATGGTACCTAGTCGAGCCGTTAGAGTGGGAGCAGACGGAGTATTGACGGTAAGAGCAGCTTTTTCAGTTAAAACACTGCCATCAAGTCCAGTAGAATCTAGCCCGTACGAGTCAAACGCAATTACTCGGAAATAGTATGTTTTTTGTGGAATTAAGCCGAGGATTCTTTGCTCGGTTTCTTGACCAAAATTTTGTTTTCCTTCCCAAGGGCCTGTAGACGAGGTGGTAGAGTACCAAACTCTGTAACCCGCTAAGTCGTTTAATGAACCACCAGAAGCATTAGTGGTAGGGGCGGACCAGCTGAGATCCACATAAGACTTAGATATCTTCTCCAGAACACCATCTTCGTTGTAGCCCGTAGAGCTTAAAGATAGGCTAGTTGGTGGTGCAGGTGCAATACCGTCATTAGTTACTAGGCCGTCCTCTAGGGCGTCTGTGTAGCCTGCCCAGCGTAAGCCGTTCCAGATGTAGACCTTGTTAGGGACCACCGAGCTATCAATCCATGAAGCACCAATAGCCGTGTACTTACTAACCACTGCATTAACGTATGAAGTAGTGCTAGGCGTGGTTGTAGAGATGCTCGATCCGAGTGGATTAGTGAATTCGTATGAAATCTGAGTGTTGCTTGGCACTGCAGTGACTTTGATGATTCCGTCGACATCCTGCATAGGAGCTCCGAGCGAAGAGACATCAAGAATATGTCCCACTACAAAGTGGTGCGCAGCTGTAAATGTAATTGTCGCGGTAGTAGTGCTTGCGTAGTACGAAGCAACTTGACCACGGAATGACAGAGTAACGCGGTTAGGAATATAGTCCTTGTTGGTCACAGTGTAAAGAATGCTATTTGTTACGCCAGAAGGTATTGAAGCATAGGTTGGCTTGGTGCTAGCCGCGCGAGTACTCCAACTAGGGTTACCATATTGGGACACAACGCGAATAGTTGTAGTGCTTTCATAGCTTCCAGTGTTTGGCCTAAATGAGCCAGTGTAGGTTTTTCCGCCAGAAGTTTGGTTGTACTTAACTTCTGTACCAGAGACATACATTTTGTCTGAAATAGATAAAGATAGATTCTCTTCAATAAATAGCTCTACTTGACCTAAGCCACCAGTTCTCGTTGGAGGGTAGTAGTACCCGCCAATAACCTTTGCCCACTGGTCTGGCGGATCAACTGCAATTTGAGTACCAACCGGAGGAGCGGTAGTGGTAGTAGTCTCAGCTTCTTCAATCACGTCAGAAGATGAGGGGGGAACTTGACGCTTGACTTGCTTAAGGGTGGCGGAACGTACACCCCTATCAAGACTAGTTAGAACAGTGGTAAGTTTTTTACGACGACGTCTCATACCCATTATGTTGCTGCCTCTGTAGTTATGGTTAAGGAATCTAAGTAGCCACCAGGACCGCTCAAGTTAATTATGTATTCAGTGTTTGCAGTAAGCCCAGTGAGAGTGTAGGTGTCATTAAGAATTGTGCCTACAGGAACGCTCCATGTTTTCTTGGATACGTCTCCTAGAGACAAGGTGATAGTGGTAGTCTCTGTAAGCTCTAGATCTACGGCTACGCTAAACTGTATAGAAGTCTCACCGTTATCTAGCATGGATAGCTCAAATAGTGCCTGTCCTGGCTTATCTACTTCTGGCTCAGTTACCAGATTTAGAGTGACTTCCTCGGGGAATGTCGGACCGTCTGGAACACGTACCTCAAAAGAGTCGATTTTTCTTAACAAAATATTACTGCGACTGGGGTCATCACTTCCGTTTTCTAGGCCACTTTGCATACGTAGCTGCACAAAAGCATCTTCGATTATTACTGAACACCAGTCACCAGGTTTGTATGTGCCAATCTGCGGACGAACAGACCCATCAACAGTAATAGAGAAGGTAGATAGAGGAGGACGCGATTCATTTAAGTATCTACTTGCGTAGTTAAACAAAGTATCTTCATCGCTGGTGCCGTCAATCTTTTCTACCTGATCAAGAAGTGGCCAACCATCTCCAAGTAGATCTGTTGCTGTATCTGCTGCATGCGGCAAGGCGGCACCTTCAATGTCTGTATCGTCATCACCCTGAACCCAGAATCTGGTAGCAGCGTCTTCCGCAGACTCTTGCATTACAGCGTTGAGGATATTTCCGGGGTGCTCAAAGACAAGAGAATCAGCCCCGAAGGCGCTGATTGGTGCCCACTTGCCCGCTGGTAGCTTATCGTTGACCAAAGACTGTCGATATGTTGTAAGACTTTCAGGCTCTAGGGGCATAAACACAAATTGACGCTTAAAGCTGTCGGTTGCGTCATCGTAAGTACAGTCGATTCGATACTCAAAGCCACCGATTACGTTTGAATACTCTTCAAGAATTTCACCAACATAACTTAATTCATGTCCGCGAAGGTATGGGTTTGTCCTAGGCGCCTGCGTGCTCAGTTCTTGAGTGGAATAGTCGATGTCCAGTCCGGAGTTCTCCGAGAACTCGCCATAGGTAGAAAAACGAACCTCAGGGGCACGAACTACATACCCGTAGCTGCTGCTACTTTCTGTTATAGTGCTGGAATACTCGCTTATGCAAGTAAAAGTAGTGGTAGTGGGAACCTCTAAAATAGTGTGTGTACCATCAATACTTCCATTAACGTCATACACCGTAACGATGTCACCCTTCAGGTATCCATGTGTCGAAGACGTCGTAAGCGTATTAATTAGCTTAGATCTAGCAAATTTAGTAATAGTTTTTTTATTACTAGCCAGAGTAGTAGTTGACTGATTATCTCCCGTATTAGCAAAGGTTATTGTTGTACTCGATGGTATAGAAGCGACAACGTGAGTACCATCATACCCAGGTTGATTACTATTTCTAACGGTGATTCTCTGACCAAGAATCAAGCTATGGGACTGCGGAAAAGTGATAGTCGCAACGTTGCTAGCTCGAGAAACAGAAGAAATTTCCTGCGCAAATGAAGCCTCTGGCTCAAGCACTTCATTGTTGTACTTCATCCCATAAAAGTCTATGTTCAATGACTTAAGCAGGTCTCTAGCAAACTCAAAGGTATCCTGTCTAACGGTTACAGAAGATACACCCTCTTTACCATCTATATTACGTAAACTTAAATAGGCCCCGTCTTTTTCCCTAAAGCTAAAAGTCGTGGTAGTCGGCGCTGGGTCAGACAACACGTAGTGAAATCCGTTATATTTTTTATAGGTGTCCGAGTTGAAAGTTATGTATACGGGATATCCGGGCACAAAGTCAAAAGTATCCTCGGTTAGGGTTGCTACTCCAGTTCCAGTAGAGTCTACATCTATAGTGGCCGCGTACTCGTTTTTCCAGGTTCTCCACAGAACTCGATGATATAAGTAACTAGTCATTTCGTTGGCGCTCACACTGAGAATTTTGTTCTTAATATCGTAATCGCGTGACCATATGATACCACCCCAGACGCAAACGTTGTTGCGTACGACGTAAAGTGCGGTCTTCCCTGGAATAGTGTTAGTGTACAGACCCAAATTATATGTATCAGCGCTGACCGGGACATCCCCCGTAAACTGACCGGCTTCACGGATAGAGCGACCGTACGTAACATTGAAAAAAGGGATTTCAGTTAAAACTTGGTTTGAAACGAGATCGCAGACGAAATAGCGGTAGTCAGCTACCAGCGTTTGAGGAGTAGTCGAAACTGCCATCTAATTCGTACTTTCGTGTATATGTCGTTAATTAAGTGTATCAGTTAGCCAATCCACCCAGATCGGTAGAAAACTTTACAGGATCCGGTAGACGAGGTAAATGTGATGTCGTTTGCGGCTTTTGAATCAGGTTGGATAAAGAACCAGCTGCTTAGTGTAGATATATAGCTTCTACCGTTCTCCACCGTGGAGCCTGTAACAAGAACAGCTTCTCGGTTTAGGGTATCTATCTCTAGCGTAGATCCGTCAGGTACGGCTTTAACAATAGTGATAGTCTCTTCCGTCTCCGTGCCAAACAATACGTCGGTAATTTTATTAGTAATAGTTGCCACTGAGCCACCAGGAATAGGCCCGGTGAGTTCGATAATTACAGGTGTCTTGGTATTTCCCGCGTTATTGAACTCGGTTTCAACTGTAGTTGCAATCTTCTTTACTCTATAGCCGTCCTCGAACATAGTTGCAGATGCAGAAGACCAAGTTTCAGTCCCCGTTGTTGAGTTAGAAACAACAAAGGTAGTAGTGGTCGGGATGGCAGAAATTAGAAACGTTCCGTTATATCCAGCTACAGATGATCCAACTATTGTCACGGACTGATTAACGACAAACCCGTGTGCCTCCGAGGTTGTGTACGTTACAGAACCTGAAGACGGGGTAGATGGGGCTGCACCCGTAGGGGTAGCCACGATCGGCTCTAGGAATTCATACTTAATTGGGTCGGGAGCTTTTAGTCCTATAGAAAACTGAGTACGGCCTCTGGCTGATACCGTGGCAATTTGCGGACGACCCTCTAGCCTGACTATTGAGGTCTTTGTTACTGGTTTTTCCGCGACTGTCAAGTTAACACTGTCGTAGACAAGGTCTATTGCTTTTATAAGGTCCTGTCTAGCTTGCTCTACTTGGTCTGGATCCTGAGTTAGAAATTCTCCAGTGAGCGTGATTAGACGAGCCGCGTAGCGACCGCGGGCATCATACGAACCGTCGCCCCACCCGCGAGGTAGGTCAGGGGTTTCCGAATCAGGGAGGTTCCACCAACCGTCAAGGTCAGTACACACCCAGACAACATTGTTGTCATCAATCGTGTTTAGAAGTAAGCCCCCTAGTTGAATGTCGCCTTCTAGCTTTAGGCCAGTAATGTTCGGAGCAGGTAGCCTCGATAAAGCCTTGTTTACAAGCTGATTTTCAGATCCCTGATCTATAGGATTGACGTTGGATACATCTTCAGCCATTACATACCACCTCTACGGATTTCGAAAGCCAACTGACGGGAAACTTCCTGAGCAAGAGCTTTTTCATCCATGCCAGCTGAGGGATTAACTGTCAAATTGATTGTAGATCCAGTGCCCACAGACTTATTTGAGTTTATGGCTTCTAAAAGTTGACGGTTTTGAGCAGTAGCGCGTGCATTTACAACATACTCTCCGTTTGAAAGCATTGCAGGGATAGAGTCAGAACGAGCGGTTCCTGGACCAGAAACAAATCCACCTAGGGCGTATTTGCCGATGAAGCCACCATCTTTTTGCCTGATTGCCTTACCGTTGACATAGAATGTACTGCCTAAGTATCCCGTCAGTGGAGGTTTATTTGATAGTGCATTTTTTGCGCCATCGTATAAAGCGTTAGCCGAGGTAGCGCCAACTTTATTAAGTCGTGCAATTTCATCAGCATCGTTTACGCCGTCAACAAGACTAGCCACCAGCTGAGAGCCAGCTTCACCCATATTTTGTATTTCAGCCAATACAGAATCGTCAAGCTTTCCGGCAAGTTTTCCGATGTTTGTTTGCCAATTACGGGCTGCCTCAACCTGAGTCTCTAGATCATCTAGATATTTCTCCATACTGAATGATTGACCATCCCAGTAATCTTTCCAAGAGTCATTGGCATCCTTGGTTTCTTTAGCCTGTGCTTTTGCCCACGCCATGGTGTCTTCTTTATTTTGATTTAAAGCACCTTGGTAGTCGACAAAACCTCTAGCAGTTTCTGCTAGTTTATTGATTGCTTCTTGCCTTGCTTCATTTTCTTTACGCTGCGCTATTTCACCTTCGCCAATAGCAAAAGTAGCTAGCTTTCGCATATCAATCTCGCCCTGCATAGTTCTAATGTTTATGCCGAGCTGGTCTGCTTGCGTAATCAAAGCATCTTTATATTCATCCATCTCATTGAGAGCAGTCTGAACTTCAGTGTTGTTGAAGCCAACCTCTTTAGTGAACTTTTTAAATTGAGCCTGAGCCTTAGGAAGATCATTTGTTGCAACATTGGCAAGAGATCTACCCATAGCGCCGAAAGAGTCAGCCATAGCTGTAGTGCTAGGTAGCGCGTATGTCCAGTCCTTCTGAGCCTTGGCAAGTCGGCCAATTCCGCTCTTCATCTCTTCGATGCTGTCTATTGCTTGTTTTTGCGGACCGTTAGCTGTTGCCAGTGTTGCCTGGCCCCACAGATCTGCGGCGCTGGCACCGTCATTAAACGCTTGAGTTACGCCTTTAGTGGCTTTCTCCATGTTTGCGTTATGGATTGCATTAAAGCCAATAACAATGGCAGCAATACCTGCGGTGACCGCTGCGATTGCAATACCAACTGGGCCTAGAGCTAGTGTCATAGCAGCGCCACTAGCAGCAGAGGCTGGTATTAGCTTAAGGAGGTTTAGTTTTACTAAAAGGGTTGCAGCATTAAATCCAAGCATTCCAGCGAGGCTTGCACCCATTTTTAAAGTAAACCCAAGAAGAATTGCAGTAGTTTTAGATAAGGCGGCTCCTAGTAAAGTAAATGCAGAAACCGCTGCGAAAATAGGACCAACTGCATTGATAACGCCTTGAAGAGCTTTAAGTGTCTGCAGCACTCCGCCCAGTGCAAGATTGATAGTACCAAAGAATGCATTAACCTGACCAGGGTCAGTGAATACCGCAATAATTTCTGTCACGGTTTTTAAGAACTGTCCTAGAGCGGGGGCGGATTCTACAGACCCTCTGATAATTTCAGAGAAAGCATAACTACCAGAATCTAGAATGTCCCAGAACTCTTTAATTGCCGGATCAGAACCAGCTTTTATAACCGTCTCTATGGCCCCGCCAATAGCGTCTGCCATTGCAATAAAGTTATCAGCCGCTCCTCTAAAGTAGTTTTGAAGTCCGATAACATCCATGTCTGCAAAACCTTGAGTAGCTTCTTGGAGCCAAGTAAGTAGAGTGTCTCCGCCAGTGCCAGGACCAAAGTTTGCTTGGATTATTTTACTAAAACCACCAAAAACGTTTCCAAAAACTGCACCAAATCTAGAAGCTAGCTCTCCTGATTGATTAAAGAATGTCTCTAGCTCGCCAGTTGCTTGTTTAGTGTCTAAAAAGTTTCTAAATGCATTTGACTTTTTCTCTAGGAACCCTACAAATCTTTTTGTAAGGGGGTCTGCTGCCTCTAGTATAGATAGGAAGCCGCTGAACACGTTGCCCAAAGTCGTGCCTAAAGAAGGTAAGTTTTCTGCTATATCATCTAGGACCTGTTTAAAGTCCACTAAGTTGTCCCCAGAAAGGAATATGTCAGTAAAATTCTCTACTGCTTTACCAGCTGCCTTTGCAAGTTTGTTAAATTTTTCTTCAAGTATTTCAGGAAGTTTTGCAGCAATAAGTTTGTCTAGCTGATCCCTAAGAATAGGAAGAAATCCGCTCGCAGCGGCTTCTCGAAGATCATCTAGGATTGGCTTTAGCCCAGCTAGGTATTTTGCAAACTGTTTTTGTGAGGGGGTCAGCCCAGCGTACGGGTCAGTACCGCCACCAGCTTTGTCTGGATTTTTTTCAGCATCTTTTGCTTTTCTGAGAGCTAGTTCTGCTTCTCTTACCGCAAGCGCGGCTTCCCGTCTTATCCTGTTATTTGGAGCAAGATCAGATACGCGACTTAGGCCTTCTTTTGCTTTTTCTAGATTAAGTCCCGCTCTATCTACAGACAGAGCCGCTTCTTCAGCATCAAATTTTATTTGTTGAAGAGATTTACTGTATCCACCATTTGCTTTTGCTGCGGCCGATGCAGCTTGACCTACACCCTTTAAAGCGAAGCTAGCGATACTCATACCGACTTTAGCAGTGATACCAGCGGCACCAACAGCAACTAGCGCGGAAGCAGCTCCACCAGCCACACCAATTAGGGCACCAAGTCCGCCAACTAGCGCACCAATGCTCCCGGCGAGCGCACCAAATCCAGCTTGAACAAAATAGCCTTTTCTTGCTAAAGAAGTAAAAGCATCTGCAAGATCAACGCTTTGAGTCAGAGTGTCTTTGAATTGCGTAGAGAAGCTTTTTGGCAAGCTTATTCCGCGTAGACCTCTACCAATACCGTCGGCTAGATTAGAACCAATGTCTCGGCCAGCTTTGTTTGCAGAAGCAGCTGTTCCGTTAAATCCTTTTCGGATGTCAGCATCAACTCTGTCTGTCAGAGCGCGTACGACAACATACGCTTGACCTACAACAGCCATGTCAACACCTTCTAACTAACTAACTAATTACTAACTAACCGATTGGAGCGTCTAACGTGCTCCCAAAGGGGTTAGAGCTTTCTGGATTAAATTCGGTAGGCGGAACATAGGGCTTGACCCCGTCGTCCGCAGAAGATGCACTCGATCCAGCACTATCTTTTATTGGATATTTGTAGTGCTTTTCATATAGAGAACCATAAATTTGCTCTCTAAGTTTGCTGTGCATCAGTGCGGACTCATACGATGCGTATCGCATGTCTTCGTCAAAGAAATAGTGAATAACATCAACCATGTCGGCTGAATCTAGTTCTAGTAGGTTTACTTTATTCACTATCGCTTTTCCGTTTACTTGTGGCCAGAGATCTATAGCCCACTCAACTAGGCCTCTGGCTGCTCTTCCGGGCGGTCTGAATACTGCCCAATTAGCCAGCCAACAATTTCAGAAAGTGTCTCAACGTGTACAAACTTCTCTTTATCGTGTACAAGTTTGTCAAAACGCTTGAAGCTTTCGTCAGTAAGAATGTTCTCAAAAAACTCCGACATAACACGAGCGGACTCTGCAGGGTCATCACTGGTTGACTTTGCAACAATGTCAAGTAGTACTTTTCCTTGAATGTTAGTTACACAGTTGAACTCTTCGTCATAGAGCTTGAACGATACAGCCTCGCGCTCGGCTTGCTGCTTTCCTGAACCAAAATCTTTAAATCTAGGCATGTTTTATCTTTCTTTATGTAGTTTAGACACGAGACTTATTTTTTATAAGTCACCTATATAGTTTACTACCTAATGTGACGCCTAAGTTGGTCGCTTAAGTACCTATTTGCTCGAGTACCGGGGTGGCGTACAACTGAAGTTCTGATTATCCTAGGACCCTTAGAAAACTGAAGTACTTTGTTAGGAGGGTTCGGCGTAATAATATGAGGCTTAGTCCCCTCGTGGTGAGCTAGGGCGTAATGCAAGCTTGACCCGATTCTTAGGGTTTGCCCGTTGACATGCCCCCTGTGCTCCAGCTTTATGCTTTTTTTGAGAGCCCCCGTCTTGAAGCCAGCCTGAGCCTGCGCATCTCGTTTAATGTCCAAGCCGATTCGGTGCAATCGTCTTCCGACCATGCCCTTAGGATCGTTAAGCTCAAAATTTAATATTGGCTTGTAAATAACTAATTTAGTGAAGGAGTATTGAACATTTATCCGAGCTACATAGCTACTTCTAGTTCTTGGAACACTCTTTGCTCTTAAACCTTTTCCGGCCCAGTAGAGTGCCGGACTGTCTGGAATTATGCCCCACGCTGGCATTTTATGGAACCGCCAAAGTAACGGTCATTGTTGTGGTTTGAAACCCTCCCTCGGGAGCAGAGGAGTCAAGGGTTGCAATCACACCGATACCGTAGCCAGTCTCGTCCCACTGATCGATTAGATTTATAGACTCCATAAGAACCCAAGCATCGTAAGCCAGAGTCTCGGAAGCAACTTGAATGCTCTGAGCTGATGGTGGACGACCATTCTGACCGACAATTGGTGTAGCACGAGCAATCTGAATATTTAGGGTTGCACTTCGCGGTACGTGGCAACGCTGAGGTTCCCCCACCTGCGCGCCTGGCGTTCCTAGATACATCTGAACAAACGAGACAACCAGCTGTTCGCAGTCGATGGCTGGTTGGCCCATTGTCCAGTAACGTCGTGCAGGCAGATTTACGTTGTACGACTGAAAAACGGTTTCAACACGCTCCAAGACGCCCTGCATCATGTCGCGGAGATTTGTTGCATCCTCCGAGACACCAGTAAAGTCAATTTGCGTAGTCATATTTAGTCCTATGTTGGGTTTTCGGATTCAGCATTCTGTAGTGACGCCTGAATTGCTAATCCCTCTTCTAGAATAGACTGTCTAATAGAGTTTGTGGCGGCTGCTTTTTCTCTTTTTAGCGCCTTATACGCTGCAAGTCTTTCAGCCCCACTAAGAAGTGCAATTTCTTCCATTCGTTCTTTATATGAAAATTCAGAAGTCATTATATTTTCCTAATAATTAAATTTAGATTACTCAGCTGCAGGAGCATCGGTAGCCTCAGCGGCTACTTCTACCTCAACAACG